TTGTTGTAGTAGCCGTTGCGATTATCGTCTCCTGCCAGCGCATACGCGACAACTATCGGCGCACGCTTGTCCTCGGCGATAAACTGCCGCCATTTCGGCGCATTTATAGAATACTTTTCATCGCTTCCAATCTCGGAATTGATATATGCTCTGTCATATGTACAATAGTCCGTTATCTCGCAACCCGCAAACATCACAAGCCACTTGATGATTGTTTCTTTATATTTTTCAACCGCGGTAAAACTTCTGATAAAGTTTACGCGGCACTCATACGCCGTTTCCGTCAAACGCTTGAGCTCACGGTTGGCACTGTCTATGCGCTGTTCGCATTCTGATTTTTTCTCTTTCTTCTTTGGTACTTTGGCCTTTTTGCGCATAAGGTACGCCGTGCCATATGATATTTTCCAAAAAAGCTCTTCTTCGTTTTTGGGCTTTTTAAAGGTTCCCTCTTTCCAGTCTGTAATCGCACACTGTTTGACCCGCTCGTA